AAAATCAATCTGCAAGGTAATCGGACCGGCAGCAGATCCAGTACCTTGAATTAACGCTCCACCTGTAGGCGCTCCGCTAGAAGCAGTAGCCGTGCCAACTAAAAATCTACCCGATCCATCCAGCCTTGCTTTTTCTACATCGTTAATTCCAAATACAACTTGACTGCCAGTTAAGCCAAGAGTCGTGTACGCAACACCAGCGCGGTTAAAACCACGGATTGTCGGTCCAGAGCCAAAGCCTGAAGTTGTGTCCGTTTCAATTCCAAGTGAAGTGGAAGCGTTTTGGACGGAGAACTGCGTGGCAGGGCTCGTAGTGCCAATCCCTAAACGCCCTGACGTATCAAGACGCATTCTCTCGCTAGCGCCTTGGATAAATCGAACTGCCGCAGAGCCCGTATTTCCAATGTAAGTACCATTGGAATCTTGACCAAAATAAGCATTAATACCTGTCGATGTATTGGCTACACGCAGGTATAAATTTCCGGCATTAGAAAGATGGAGAATGTCGGCGGGCGAGCCAGTTCCTATGCCAACTCGCCCTGAGGTGTCGATACGCATGTATTCACTGTTGTCTCTTGCTTTGAATACAAGATTCAACAAACCAAGCGAGCCTGTTGTTACTGTTTCAATAGAGGCATGAGTGGTATTTGGCGCTGCATCATCATTTTGCGTAAAACGAATAGCGTGTACAACTTCACCATCACTAAGAGTAGTGTCTGAGTTGTAAAGCTCAACTGCACGGTTTGCTGTACCGTGTACATTTACAGAGAGACGCTCATTTGGCGAATCGGTCCCTATACCAACCGCATCTGCCGAGGCATCAATAAATAGCAAGTTTGCGTTTGTATCACCTTCAACGCGGAAATCGTAGTTATTACCTGGATCGTTGAAAACAACTTCATTTGCACCCCACTCAACACGCTCAACAGCATTGGTGCTAATAGCTAACTGGTTAGCACCTGGACGATAAAAACCAGTATCAAGATCAGAGGCAAAAGCAAGGCCTGGGGCCGAAACAGTACCGTCTTCAATCGTCAGCGTACCGTCAAGCTCTCTTAGCGTGATCCATGCGTTATTGGCCGAGTTACGCAGTTTTAAAAGTCCTGCAGTTGTGTCAGCCCAAAACTGATATGCATACATGGTCGCCGGTTCAGTGCTGCCGCTGTTGTTCGTAACAATCGCAGCCAGTGCATTGTTCAGGTCGCTCCGAACGGCTGCACCAGAACCGTTGGCAATGACGTAATCGTGTTGAGCCACAACCTAAAAATCGGTGAGTAAACCCACTCTAACTGCCACGGCCATATCCGACTGCGGTCCAGTTAAACTGTTTAGCAACAGCAGTATTGCTTGAATTGTAAAAAGTAACGGTAAATCCAGTCCCACTCACTGCAGTCACAGTGAAGTAGTCACCTGACTGCAGATTCTGACCAGTAATACCAATGCTAGGCAAATAAGCATTGACGCCACCAAGGCTGACTGTGCCAGTAAAAAATGGTTTGTTAAAGGTGATGGTTGTTGCGCCAGCGTTGCTGGTAATTGTTCCATCGCTTTGCTCCGTGCGGCGTTGAAATTCGGCTTTATATCCCAATTCAAGAACCGCAATGTTTTCATCAATTGATCCGCTAGTTAATTCAGCGCGGAATTCAAATGCACGGGCTGCATATGTTCCGTTGACGACTTCATCCCAACTGCTCCAAGAAGGAGTACCGCTGGGGTTGTCATAAGTTCTGCGAATCTTCAATTTTGCATTAACGGCAACAGGATTATCACCATCAAAGTCTTCCCATGTATCAATCAGCGCGGTACGTGAATCAACTAGATTGCTTGGGTAATAACCTTCAGCAACAATATGCCGATAAATATCAAGCGAATAAACCGCGCCAAGATCAAGAGTGTTCAGGAAGTCGTAGGTGCCAATCGGTTGAATGTCCCCAATGACATCAATGACTGGCTGCAAGTCAACGTCAACAATGTCATCAAAAAAATCAAAGCCATCTAAGGTCAAACCATCAAGATCATCGCTGTAATACGTGTTTGATTTTGTACCTTGATAAGGCGGGGTATCTGTGTCTTCTCGTCGTGTTTGAACAAGTAAAGGTAAAGTTGTATCCGGCAAATCAATAATGATGCTGGTTGCATTAATACTTTGCCGCCCTCCGTCATCTTCAAATTTGACAAGTACTTCGCCCTCAAGTAAAGGAATAATTGCCTCAGTGGTGTATCCGCCTTTGGCTTCAACTAAATCAATGCTTTTTTTCCACGTAGCCGAACCATCGGTTTTAGAGCTATGACGGATTCTGATTTTACCGCCAACTTTCACATCAAGATCAACAGTTTGATCCCAACGCAAACGGCCCGAGTTTCTGTTAATTGGCTCAAAACTTAAATTTTGAACGTCACCCGGAGGTGCGGTTTTGCCAAGTAAATCAAACTGAAATGGCGCAATTGGACCAATCTTTTGGATTGAACTTATCGATGTAATTTGAACATACAATGTTCCTTTTCTGGTCGGGCGAATATCAAGACTAACGATATCCGTTTCAACTAATGTCCAGTTGTCCTTATCAATACGATACCTGACTTTGTATTTACTTGCCCTTGCAGGTTGCACCCAACTGAGGCTGAATCCAGAGTAAACACTTTGACCACTGACATATAAAAATTCTTCACCAGAAATGTTTGTTACTGCATCGGGTGGGTTAGTTAAATCAGTGATGTCTCGGGGTTTGATTTTGACATCATTTTCAATTGCCGCATAAATTGATGAATTATAAGCAAGTGCTGTAACCCCATGAATTGAATTGTCAGCTTCAGCTACATTCAACACCCTGAATTGTTGAGAAAGAATATTGCTAGTTTGCACCAACCAAATAGATTGCGGATTAGGTGCTTCGCTAAACGCAGGAGAAACCACTACAACAGTTGAAAATTCATTGCCAACAACAGTTGAAATATTTCGGGTTTCAACAAGACCTGTAGGAAGAACGACTGAAAGAGTCGGAGAATTTGCAAGGTTAATGCTGATGTTTTCGTGGCTATCAAAAGTAACATTAGTGGTAGTCGCGCTTGCAATACGCCCACTGCGACGTTCGCCTGCTTTGAGAGGATCGGCAACATCAATAACCATGCCGGGACGTAAAATGATCCCGCTATCAATTGAAACTGAAAACGTAACAGTTTCAGTTAAATTTTGCTCGCTTAGTAACGCCCACTTACCAACTCGATGCGCTTGGCCTTGGGAATAACAACCTAAAGCGCGGATGTCTTTGTTGATTACGCCAAACTTGGCAACAGCGGAAGCATCTTCAACATATTCATATTCAACTTCACCCTTTGATTCATATGTTTGGTAAGCAACCGTTGCCGTTGTATGGCGCGTTTTCTGCGAGGTGCCGCTATAGCTGAATATTCCGTCAACAACATTGCTGGGGCCAAGCAGATATTGCGAATCAGACGGTTTATCTTGTTGTAGCACCATCGAGCCAGCACCATAATAGGCAATACCACGGAAAATACTGGTCATCAATTGAATGATGTTATAAACCTCGTCGCGACTATTAATCAATAAATTGCAGCTAAATCGTGGTTCCTTGCCACCTTTGCCATCATCAACTAAAGCATTGCAATATTGACTAATTGAAAAAAAATCATAACGGTCTAAACTTGAAGATGGAATTGATGCTCCGTAACGGGTATTTGTAAGCAGATCCCATAAACACCAAGCGGGGTCATTGCACCACGTTGCGGCCTGAAATGTACCGTCCCAAACTCCGTTATAAGTAAGCCTGCCTAGATAAGTTGTTGTGTCAACAGATGCATTGGATGGAATTCTTACTTTGATGCCACGAACAAGATATTTACGAGTTGGGATGTTACTAAAATCACGAGCATCAAATCGTAAAAAAGCTAAAGCAGTGTTTGGGTAACGCAGCTTTTCATCAATGATTTCGGTGTAGCTATACCAGTTCGACTCATTAAGTGTTCGCGCCGAAGACGCATCAGGTGTCACTCGAACAAGCTTGATGTCAACTGGAAAAGTACCACTCAACGAAATTACATAATCCCGAAAATACGAAGAACTGCTTTTGCCAGTAATTGTGTCTTCAGCGACTTTGTTAAATCCGCCGCCATTGTATTGAGTATGAATTTCTATTTTGACGCTTGTGCCAACAATATCTCCATCCGTTTGAAATTGCTGAAAATTTGGAAAATTAATCGTAATCCGTACTCGATCAATATCTGAATCTGTAATTGTGCGGACTACAGGGCTTGCGGCAGTAAAGCGAACATTGACGCCAGTTTCACTTTCGGTTCCTTGTAATCCTGAAATGTAGCTTTGGTTTTGCGTGCCATTACGAGTGGCGATTGTATAACCCTTGAAATTTGGCGTGCCATTGCTAGCAACAATTGGAGTGTCATCAAGAAAAATGCCCTTTTCACCATTCTCAATCCCATCAATTGCGCCTTCGCCGATAACATCCAAAACGCTGGCAAACTGAACTGACTGCAGCGAATCTGGATTTTCACTCGGTGGTCCACCACCACCACCCGGAGGGTTGCCTTTGCCGCCTCCGCCGCCAGCGCCAACAATGCGTGTCATTTCAGTTGCACCGTATCGAGGCCGCTGGAGATAACAGCCGAACCAACGTAAGCCCGACCGTAGACAATTGGAACAGGCAGGCCCTGTTTGGCAGTGTTGACAATGCCCGAGAAGCTAAATGATTCAAGGCGAGCCGCTTCTCGTCCACGTTCAAAAGACCCAGCATCTGTAGGTGAAATGGCTTGAGCAATACCACCGAGAATTAATGCAGCACCAATTGAACCAATTGCACTTGAAGCGGCTGAACCGAGTACAAAAAAACCAGAGGCAAGGGATCCGGTACTACCAATAGAACCGGTTGCTCCAACACCAAGACCTAGAAAACCAGCCCCGACGCCAGCGGTCAAAATTGCAAATGCAACCAAGCCAATACCAGCCAAGATCATTCCCGCTCCTCGGCCAGCACCGGTAATTACTGGGGTGATGCTAAAAACCTCACGCTCGCTCCATGGCAATACCAGATGCCCAGCGCATTCTTGCGTAATTTTTTCGCGACCAATCGTCACTCGAAATCCGATGCCATTGCGCTCATTATCCAGAAACCATTTTTGAAGGTCTGGAAAATTAACGCACAAAGCTTTTAATGCTTGAGCTGGTGTATCGGCTTCAAATTCAAACCGACATTGACCCAGCTTCTTGCGGAGTGCGCCGTAAACTTTAACGATTTTCATGCCGCACGACACAGGTAGTACTTTTTGCATAATAGCCGCCATACACATCGCGACTACTGAGTCTGCCCTGCACATGATGCAAAATCAATTGATCGCCTAAATAAATCGCACCGTGATTCGGTAATGGAGATTGCAAGTTCATTAAGATTAGATCACCGTATTGAACTTCCTTGAAGGGAATACGATAAAAGCCCTCCTTGGCAAAGTTGTCTAGGTATAAATTTTCACCACGCAACCAAAACTGATCACGCCGTTCGTAATCAGTCAAATTCAATCCAAATTCTTTTTTATACCAATCACGGCAAAGGCTGTAGCAATCAACAACACCGAATACAAACTCGCGGCCCACATATGGGAGTTCAAGTCCTACAGGCTCGCAGTATGCCCATTGCTCAGTTTGAGGATTAACAATGAACCATGGAAGACCAGACTTCTCACAGGCCACGCGATCAGCCTGCGAAGGTTCTGCATTAGTCTTGGGGTGACTATGAATGACGGCAAAGATTTCGCCTTTTTCTTCAACAGCCTGATAATCCTGTGAATCTAAAATAAAATGCTCATCAGAAGTTTCAGCTAGATTTTTGCACTCAAAGTATTTTTTTCGCCCTTTGACAATTGCAACAAGACCACATGCTTCCTGCGGGAATGACCGCTTTGCATGCTCAAGAATTTCCAGCTTGACTGAATCAGGAAGTTTTATCATTTGAGTCCAGCACCTGGGAAGGAACCAAATGGCAGCGTTGTATTCGCTATATCATTAAATGTGTATAAAGTGCTACCAGCGAAAGCGTAAGTAGAAGATGGATAGGAAGCCTGCGTATAAAAAGAAAAATTTTGATACCCAGAAAAACTACGCGGTGCAAATGTCAAAACTATGTGGCCAAAAAGATTATCTTTAATTTCTTGAATTTTTACACTGTAATTAGTAGGCAATCCCGGTCCAAGCACGGCCATGCCGACAGAGAGGCCAGCAATTCCACTTTGAGGTGATAAAATGTTAGCCTTGACGTATTTACAGCTTTTTGTACTTGAAAGAATGTAATTAAAATCTGCTTGTTGATTCAAGGTTATTGTTGAGCCAGCAATGCTTGATATTGTTGTTCCTGCAGGAATAAAGCTACCACTAACGCTCATTCCAGCAACCAATCCACTTGCACTAGAAAGAATAATTTGAGTTTTATTAGATTGAATTGTTCCGGCATAAGAAGCGGTTGTACTTGCTGTCGCAACTGCGCTCATCGTAATTGTCTTTTTATCAGACGAAACTGATGAAATAGTAGTGCCACTAGGTACGCCATGGCCTTTAATTGTGAGACCAGCCAAGATCACATTTGGCATTGGACTTGTAACTGGTAATTGATTACTAGAAACAGTGACAGATCCTTGACGTTCAAAAGGTTCAAACCGCAATTTGCAGCTAGTCAAACGTTTGCCACATTGATCCAAAGCAGAATTTGTTGTGGCTTGATCATTTGCATCAAAATATTGAGTCCCTGTATATCCACATTCACTACTGCGATATTGCCATTGACAAATGTTGGCGATGATCTGTCGTTGAGGCAACATAACACCAGCCAAGTCAAGCTTGCTAGCTAATTCAAAAGAAACTGCATCTCTTGTTTCACTTGCTTTGCGATCAATATACCAAATCTCATCTGGGAATTTTGCATTGGGATCAGCAGCAGTCTGACCATCAAGATATTTTTTCAATGTACGAATTCTTTTGACTCTTGCACCACCTAAATCATTTCCGGGTGTTGTGGTATTAACAAGCAATAGCAACGTGGTTATGACATTGCTTAAATTGGCAATCGTCAATGTAGGCCTTGGAAGCGATCCTGTATTTGTATAATCAAATCCTTCAGCCTCAATGGGAAGCCGAACGTAATAATTGCCGTTCCATAAAATATCTCCAGTCACATTTGCATTAACGCCATTGTGCCAGCGATAGGTCGTTGAGGCGCCATGCAATGTTGCATCAAGCTTTAATTCAAATAGTTCAATAATTGCGCTTGGTGCTAATACAGAAAGCTCTTCGTAAATACTGCTGATTGCCTGCCAAGTGACAATATTATCAATAACAGTGTTGCCTATATCAGTAGGCCAAGCTGGTTCGGTTGGCCCTGATGTGCCAGCTACAACACAGCGAAACACAAGCCCACTGGCCTGCATTGAAGTTGCTCGAACAATGTTGCCAACGCTATAGACAACTGAAGACGACCAAACTGCGTATGCCATCAGGGTTCAAATACTTGACGGAAGGTAGCTTGAATACTATTGATGTTGGCCGCAATCATTGTTGTTGACCATTCATCACAAACCCATTTAGCAGCAGAGCCATACGGCGGCGTCCAATCAAATGACTCAACCGCACCACGTGCCTCCAAAAAATTATTGATGTTGTCACGTTCAGTATTCGTACGATTGTTAAATGTCAACCTCCAAACAGAAGGTTGAGTATTCAAGCCATATGCCAAACGTTGTTCATAGCCATCGCCAAACTGCACGCGACGCACAATAGGTGCTTGACTTTCGCCAGCGTCAAAATCTGGTGTGAATGTAAATGTCGGCATCAGCGTGCACCAGAAAGTAGTCCGCCTGGACGTTGCTGTTTAATTATCTCACTCTGTACTACGGATGAAATAGCAACGCCTAAAGCTTTTGCATTCGCACCTTCGCCTTCCACCGCACTACTCTTAGCATCAACGTTGACTACGACGTTTACGCCTTGACCGCCTCCTTGCATAGTGACAGGGATTGAGCGGCCATCAGGCAGCGGGACATAGGCTTCAGGCGTGCGGCCTTCACCGAACATGGCAAGTTGTGGGCTATTTGCGATGCCACCATTCGCGTATCGCTTGAGCTGCATCGGGCCGTCGTCAGTCATGATGCCGCCTTTCTCAAAGTTCAACAGTTTGCCAAGGAAACCGCCACCGGGCAGGATTGATTTGAGCGTATAGAAGAAAGCTGCACGTACAAAAATCTTGGTTAGATCAGCCAAGACGGAACGTGCGAAATCAGCAAAGGAAGCTTTACCAGTGGCTACAAATTCCGCGACAACATCAGCCAAACCGCCAAATGCGGTAGCTAAAGATGCACCAAGATTCTTAGACAATTCACCCATAGATTTGATGCCTTCTGCAAAACTAACCGCCAATTGAGCGCCAAATGTTTTTGCCCTTTCCCGCGCTTCAATAAGCTTTCTAATAACTTCTTCAGTTTCCTCAATCAAGCGAGTTCCCTTGGCTCCCTCGCGAAGTCTTGCAATTTCACGTTTGAATTTTAATTCCTCTGCTGCTTCTCTTGTAATCAAGCCGTATTGGGCTTTTACGTCTTCAAGCGAAATGGTTTGCTGTTTTGTAAGCCGATCCAACTCTATTTGATTTTGAACCATACGGTCCATTTCTTTATTGACAGCCTCATTAAGTTGCACAGTCGCGTCACGTCTTTGATTTTCAGCATCACGAAATCCGATTTGATTGTTCTTTTCTTTCTCATCAATTCCTAGAATTTGTAGTTTGTAATTTAAATATGCTTGGCGAACGGGATCCATTCCGCTTTCAAGCTCACGTATCTGATTTCTAATGTTGAATTCTTCCAAAGACATATCAACTAGTTTTTTTGCCTCCCTTTCTTTTTCGCCACCACCGCCATCTGTTACCGGAGCTTGGAAATTAGTAACTGGCAGTTCGCCCTTTCTTCTTGCGGCGGCACTGGCGGTCAAGAATCTATCTAAAGCACGATCTCTTAGAACTTTATCGGCGGCTACTTCATCTTTTAAAAGTTTTAGATTGAGATCGCCTTGTATTGATCTAAGAAGAGGTTTGCTTTCATAAGCTCCTATTTCTTTTTCGCTTTGTACAACTTTTTTGGCGTAATAAGCGTAAGCATCTCCTGCAATTTTTGTATTTCTTTGCAAGCTTGCAAGATCACTTGCGCTTCCACCTACTGATTTAAGCCAATCTTGGCCTTTCAATTCTTTGTTTTTATTTTTAATTATATCTTGAGCATTTTTAATTTTATTGAGCCAATCAATCACTACTTGCGCCCCAATGATCGCAACAGTCAGCACAATTGGTGCTGCAAGCGAGGCAGCAAGTAGTTTCACACTTCTGCCAAAAGCAATCAATCTGGCCTCGGCTGCGACTGCACGTGCTGTCGTATTTGCAAACCCTGCTTGCGCCGCTAAGAAAAACGTTGATAACAGATTTTGTAAACCCACAATTACTTGTATAGCCTTTGCCGCATTATTTATTGCAAAAGTTACAGTGGCAAAAGTTGCCGCGAATTTAACAAGCGCCGCAATATTACTTGCATTATCAAGAAGAAATTTGATGCCAGCAGCAATTCCTTTGACTGACGCGATGACAGCGGGTGTTATGTCTTTGATAAATTGTGCAAATGTCGCTTGTAATTCGGCGCCAATAGGTTGCAATGCAGCGCCAACGGCAAGACGCATATCGTTAAACGAGACACGCAAACGAGCACCGGCATCTTCACTTGATTCCGCAATTTTCAATGCGGTCATCCCATACTCAGTACCAAGCAGCTCAATGAAGCGCATCAGCTCATTAAGGCCGATCTGTCCCTCTTTCAGACCTTTCTGCAGCTCTGGCAGGGTCATCTTGTTGGCCTTGGCAAATAGCGTCACTGCACCCGGTAGACGCTCACCAAGTTGACCAGAAAGCTCTTCGGCGCTGACCTTGCCTTTTGAGAACACCTGCACCATTGCGGTGATGGCGCCCTGCACATCCTCAGCACTGCCGCCAGTGCCTTTGATGGCCTTGGTGATATTGGTAAATACAACGCCCGCATCGCGAACCTGACCACCTGCGCCCTTCACGGCAGCAGTCAATTTCGTCATGCCTTGAATTGCCACTTCTTGCGGCACGTTCAATTGACGGGTTGCCTGATCCGCAACTCGCAAAGCGGATGCATATTCAGACTGACTACCTGCAACACCTTGCAGTGCAATTTGCAGTTTGCGGATTTCGGCTACATAGTCAGCCGTTGAACCCAGCAATTGACGAAGCTGGCCGACCTGTGCACCAATTGCACCGCCAGTAATCGCACCCGAAACACCACCAATTGAGCCAAGAGCAGCGCCAAGAGCGCCCTCTGGACCGCCAAACACGCCAGCGCCAGCAATCGTGCCAACAACTTGTGCAGCACCACCAAAGCGCCCACCGGCGGCACGGCGACCTTCAGTTTTTGCTAATTGCGCTTCAAGTTTTGCCGCCTCAGCTCTTGCTTCCTTGAATTCAAGTGTGCCAATTTCTACACTGTTTGCAATCTGCCGCCAAGAACTGGCATAACCACGCAGGTTGTTAATGGTATTGGCTGATGTTGCTTGTATAGCCCTTAGTTCAGCAGTAAGTGATCTGAAGTCTTGGTTGGCATCAGTTGCCTCCTTGCCAAGCCTGTTCAGAGTTCGCCCAAGCTGCTGCAACTGCTCGCCGCCTACTTGACGGATCCTCAAAAGTAGCTCAGTCGTCTGGCTCATTTTCGTGATTTTTGGAAACAAGCAAGGGCGGTGCTTTCCATAACCCGTATGCCTTCAAAAATGGCTACAGGATCCCCAACTGCATACAGTTTACAGAGCCATTCCAAACTCTGGTAGTTCAATCCAACAGGGCCGTTGAAGCCAACGTTCCATTGCGTTTGCATACAAATAAACATGCGAACGATTTCAATATTTTCTTCCCATAATTCAAAATCTTTTGATTCTTTATTGGTCTGCAAATCCTCAATAGCCTCAGGCGTCAAGCCCAAGGCTTTCATGTCATCTTCGCTTTCCTCTTCTCCCTCTGCCGCCGCTCCGCACCAATAACGGGCAGCCTCTTCTAGTTTTTTGTTGTAACTCCGGTCACGCTGTCGGCATACGCTTGAATCAAAGCCTTGACGACGTAATGATCATCACAAATCTCTTTTTTGGTTTTTTGCGTAAACGCCACATCTTTGCCATCTTCGTCCTTAATGCCATCCCAGCCTTCAAGAATGCCATCAATCAGGGCATCGTCACCCTTTTCAAGCAATTCATTGAAGGCTGAGCGACTCATCTTCTTGAAGACTGCATCAAATGTTTGAGTCTCAAACTTGCCACCGTCGATGGGTATTTCTACCTTGACCGGCCACTTGTAAGACGCAGTCTTCTTAAGAACGAATGCCATGCGGTTTAGGTGTAGACCAGAGTGAACTCGTCGTTACCCGAAGAAGTGGGTACGAGAGTATACGGCAGGTTCAGCATAACAACACCCTGATCCTCTGCATAGGATGGATTGCCAAGGCTCATACCACCAGCAACGGTGGCCAAGGTGATTATGTTCCCACCGGCGGTGCCGTGAACAATGTTGAATGCACCAGTGGTGCCAGCCACAGCGTTGGAGAAGAAGTCCTTAGTGGCAAGGCTCACCATCTCAATTGCCAGCGTGCCAGCGCCAGCACGGTTCACAATCAAGATCTCCTTATCGCTGTTCACCAGTTCGCGGTAAACCACTTCGTTGCCCACATCTAACTGACAGCTCTGCAGCGGGATAGCGCTAGAGGCGTACACGGTGAAGGCAGTGGTGTTGGTGTCGTTGAAGATCTGAGGGGCCGACTGATTGGTATAAGCCGGGGTCGGATCAGCGGTATCAGTTGGCGCAACGTATTGCCCAGTCATTGTGAAAGAAATCACAGGGATCTGGTTGGCCGTCAGGTTCAACGTAAAGGTGCCGCGTGCACCAGTCACTTTATGGCGAACACCATCAGTGGAGTAATAAATAGTCACTGAGCTGAAGCTGCTTGAAACCGGGGCGTAGGTCACGCTGGTCCCAGCAGATACAGTCTCGCTGAAACCACAGGCTTTGAGTAGTGAGCCATAACGCGGCGCAGTGCCGACAGTTCCAGAACCTGCGTATTCACACTCAAAAGTCACCACCACGCGAGTGTTGGCAATCAACTGAGGGGAGTTGCCTAGATAGGGACGAATTAAGTCTCGGCTGAGAACCTCAGATTCGACCGGGGTGATTTCAAGATTGCGAACCAAAACAGCGTCGCTACCGGCAGGAGACGAATCCGTGCCATAGGTTGACTCTGCCTTAACAAGGACGGTCCGCTTCCGGTAAAGCTTCGCCATCGGATTGATCTCCAGTGGAATCAGTTTCTATCAACAGTGTAAGCTCGCCGGTCTCTTCGTCAAAGAGATAAGTACCTCCGACGCCGGGATTCGGCACAGGCTTTGGTGTTTTGTCCTTAGCCATTACTTTAACCTGCTGTTGTTAGGTCATTGCGACCAGAACGGTACATGACCATGTAGTCCATACTAATGATACCGAGTGGCACGTCAGCCTCATACAAGCTGAAGTCAACGCGATCAGGATCAATGTCCAGTGCGTATCCATTGACGGTTGAATCATCCATTATTTTTTGATGTACTTGTTGCGTGTAAGTATCTGAGTCGTCGTCTGGCAATGCAGCCCGCACAATGACTGTTACACGCACACGCAATGTCCATTGCAGTTTGCTGCTGAATACCTCAGACGGTTGGTCGCTTACAGGTTCGACAATGACTGCAGGAACTTCACCACGTGCAAGAGGCTCTACACGGCTTCTGTAAACAGTTGCGCCAGCAATACTGTCAAGGTTGGTTTTAATTTGAGCCAAGATCAATTCACGGCGTGTATCAGCCATCAGACCTTGCTCAACAACAGCTCAGAAAAAAGACCATCATCCACAGGACGATTTTCACGCACTGTGTAAGAGACTGAATCAACAGTGATTGAAGTGCCGCGAACGGTGGCGCTGACATCTGAAGTTTT